CTCGCGCTTGCCACCCTTGTAATAGTTGCGCTCGCGGCACTCGCCCTGCGCTCGCTCGATGAAGGACCGGGGAAGGTCTTTCGTGGCGGGGTCATCGCCCACGTCTGCGAACTGAAGCACCCGCAGTCGCTTCTCGGTTTCGTCGATGTAGGTCTGGCCGTCCTTGGGGACCTGCTTGCGCTGAAGGACGACGTGGATCGCGTTCTTCAAAATCTCGTAGTGCGGATATGGGATGGCGACGTCCATGCCGGTGCGCACAAGGATCGTGCTGCCGTCCCAGCTGATTTCTTTCCAAGGCGACGCGATGTCGTCCTCGGATTCGTTGAGGTTGACGACGCGCCGTCGCCCTTCCCAGCGCCCACCGGGCAGGAGGTTCAAGCGCTTGCCGGCGATATTGCGTGGCGCCTGCACTTGCGTCTCAAGCACGCCTTTGTGCGCGCCAGCGCCAATGGCCTCGCGCAACTTGACCAACCTCCAACTGTCGGTCGTATTGCTGCGCGTCGGAATGCTCAGTTCTTCGCAGTAACGCTGCAAGTCATCGGGTGTTGCCCCGTTGAAGTCAACATTAGCCGCATCGACCAGTGATCGAACTTTGTCGTTCATGGGTTTCTCTTGACGTGGAAAAGAAAAGGGCGCCCGAAGGCGCCCCTTGTTTGCTGCGGTGGTGCTGGTGTTACGGCATGTACCAGGAGCCCCACACGGTCGCGGCAACGGAGCCGGTGCCGTTAATCGTGCCAAAGATCACACTCAGGTAATCGTTGGCTCCGGCGACCGTATCGACCACCAAGTCCGTCGGCGTGGACGAAATGGTGCCGTTGGTTTCGAACAATACGTCACCATCGAACGCATCTACGTCCGCAACCTCGAAGCCCAGCGTGCCGGGCGCATCGGTAACGGTTCCGGTTTTGACTTTCGTCCAGTTCAGGTCATGGATGCGAGCGCCCTCGGGCAGCGAAATGAAGCGCCACTTCGACCCGGTGACGGGAACGGTCGTGGCGATGCTGGCGAAGAACGGAACCAACTGGCCGCGGATTGCCTGACTTGGGCTATTGTCTTCAACGATGGGATTGCTGCTCGAATCCGTGAGCCCCGTTGCGGTGAAGTTGTCGCTATACCAGATGCTTTGTGCCATTTCATGTTCTCCAAAGAGGGGCCGGAATTACTCGGCCCCATCAGGTCAGGTCGGATTCGCGGTGCAAGCGACTTCGATGCGGCGCAGGTACGAGTTGCCAGTGACCAGGCAGAGGTCGTACCAATCGGCGGTCAGCAGGACGCGCAGGTTGTTCGGGTCGCTCTTGTCCGCCTTGTCGAGGATGTTGACGTTGCCGTTGCCCATACCCGTGCTCGACGTGCCGCGGAGCTTGACGGCCGACAGCGAACCGCGTGCCACGATGATGATCGGGTACACGTCGTTGAGGACCGCGCTCGTGGAGCGGAAGCCGCTGGAACCGATGGCCGCGCCAATGTCGGTGAACGGCACGTAGTCCGCGTTGGTGATGAAGCGGACGTTCTGGAAAACGCCGAACTCACCCTTGAACTTCGCGCCGGTCGTGTTGGCTGTGACCGTGAATCCAGGCAGATTGCGCAGGTCCGGTTCGAGATCCGTCGAGCAGAACGCGACATAGCACGCCTCGACTGGCGTGCTGCCGACCTTCGTGCTGCCGTGATCGATCTCGGTGAAGGTGTCGCCACGGTTGCCACGAATCTCGGCAATCGCGCGCTGCAACCGGCCTGCCGTGATGACGCCATTGACCGTGGCGCGGGTCGAAATGGTCGAGCTGTTGTAGAGCACGCCAGTTCCGGCCTTGGCCGCGTTGTAGCGAATGCGCTCGCGAGTGCGGTCCACCTTGATGCGCAGTTGCTTGGTGCCTTCCTTGACCTCGTTGAACGGGCTCAGGTCGGCATTGACGCGCGTGGTTTCGTACACGTCCGCATAGCGCACCAGCGTGCCGGTGTAGTCCTCGGTGGTGAATGCCTGCGAAGCCGGCGAGGCACCTTCGACAACGCCGGTCGGCGTGGTCACGACGGGCATCGGCACCATGCGGCGGAACTGCACGGAATTGCCGGTGTTCTTGTTGATGGTGCGCTCATCGAACACCGGGGCCAGATACGTATTGGCCGGCGGGGTCCAAAGAAAGTCCTTCATTGCCTGGTATTGCGTGTTGCCCCCAGGCGAATTGGTATATGCACGGGTTGCCATGGTGAATTACTCCAAGGTTAAGGTGGGTTCTCTGCCAAATAACGGCGAAACTCATCCTCTTCCGAGTCACCCGTGGCATTCACGCGCCCTTGAGGCGCCGATTGTCCGGTTCTGATCGCGGTAGTCGGATCACGTTTCTGCTGTTCACGTCGAGCCGCGACGGCGGTTGCCTTCGGGCTCGCTTGTGCCGGTGCTGGCTGCTGGGATTTCTCCCAAAGCTCGGCCATCTTCTCGGCTTTCTTGAACTCCCCGACGAGCCAAGCAACGTGTTTCGGGCTGGCCTTCTGGCCCTCGGGAAACATTTCCTTGACCACATCCGGCTGGGCGTCGAACCACTCCCCGAATACCGGGTCATTGTCCAACTGCTGCCAATCAGGGTGTTCCTGTGCGAGTTGCTGAGCGGCTTGGTTGAACTCTCGTTCTTCCTTCCACTCAGCGAGCTGTTGCGCCATCGTCTGCACTTGTTCCTGCAAAGGATTCAATCGCGCCTTGAAGGCGGCTGATTCCTCGGGGAACTCGCGCTCGTATCGCGCCCAAGCGTCCTCGGTCATGCCCGCGGATTGCGCCGCGGTTTGTTTCGTCTGGCTCTCGCGCAACTGGCGCTCAAGCTCGGCGAGTTTCTTTTGCGTCGGGCCTAACTGCCCGGACTGCGCCTTCCATCGGTTCTCGAAATCACGCGCGGACTTCTCGCGGGTTTCGATCTCTTGGCGCACACGCTCGCGCACGTCATCGGGGACTTTGGCTAACCAATCGTCCGCCGCGGGTTGCGCCTGCGTCTGCACCGCTACTGGCGCGGTTTCAGGCGGTGTCTCGGGTTCCTGCTCAGGCTCCGGTTCCGGATCAGCCTGATCGGCTTCCTCGGACTGTTTCAGGTAATCAGCGAACTTCTCTTCTTCGCTCAACTCGTCGGGATTCGTCGGATTCCCAGTGCTCATGCGGTAAACCTCAGATGTTGAAATCCACGCCATCGTCGAACTTCTCGATCTGCTCGGGCTCGAAATGCCGGACCAGTTCGATTAGTTCTTCGATTCGCGTGCGCTTTTCTTCTGCGCGCTCATGTGGCTGTCGCTCGCGTAGAGCCAGCGTCAGCTTTGAAACGCGCGCAGCCGCGTACTCCCGAATGGATTTCCACTCGGGACTGTTGCGGTTGAAGTCGGTCATGCCAGAACTGGACCTGGCGTCCTATTGCGTTCGGCGGCAATCTCTACCGCGTCAGCGCGTTCCTTGGCGGCCAGTTTCTCAGCCTCGACGCGGGCCTTGCTGCCCATTTCCTGCTGCTTCAGGGATGACGCCTCGCGCGCCTTTAGCATCCCCGCCTGAATATCGGCGAAGGTCAGATCTTCCTGTAGCGCCAGCGCGGCAAACGCCTGATCACGATTAATCATCGCAATCTCGCGCTTGGTCTGCGAATCTTGCGCGGCAATTTCCAACTTCTGGCCTGCGATCTGGTTATCGGACTCGATCTTCTGGCCCTTGATCGCGATCTCTTGTTCCTTGAGCGCCAGCATCGGGTCGGCCTGCTGCTGCTGCATCGCCTTCTCTTTCTCGCGCGCCTCATCCTCGGGAAGCAAAATGCCATCGGTCGGCACTTCAAGAATCTCGAAGTTGCGCTTGAGAAGCGTGTAGTTGTCCACGTACGGCGCAAACTGAGGGCTCGACGCCATGACGGTAGCCGCCTGCAATCGCTGCGCCTGCTGATCCTTGACCAACAACGCATTGACGCGCGATACCCACTTGAAATCGCCGCCGACCTGTTTCGGATCGCCGTAGGTCAGGTTCCACTCAATCATGCGCTCGCCAATCGGGCATAGGACGTTATCGTCCGTACCCATCGCCATGCGCTTCTGAAAGATGTTGTTCGTGTTCATCCGCACGGTTTGACCCTGTGCGGTTTCTTCTGCCTGCTTGCCCTGCGCGATCAGCGGCAGGTTAATGATCTCGTCGGCGAGCATCATCGCCTTGTCGAGCAATGCCATGAACTGCGCGGCGTTGTTCGGGGTGATGATCTCTTTGACGATATCGTCAAGGCGCTGGACGGAGCTATCAACAATCCACACCTTCGGGCCTTTCTTGCGCCACTTCCCATCCGCCGGCGTTACAGCGCCCTTGCGCAAGAAAATGTCAGCGCCAGAAGATGAGGCCGCATTGTGCAAGCCCATCTGCCAACTCGCCTGAATCGCCCGGTCAATCGAGCGCAACAGATACGGAATGCCGCCACCCGCGAAGGTGTCGTCGATCCGGTGGCAGGTATCGACAAAGTACGGCAGCCGCGAATCGTTCTCTAGCGGCGGTTCCTTGAACTTGAGAATCTGACCTTGGCAGAAGTAAATCTGCACCATGGGCAATGGTGAGCCGTCATCCTCCCACTCGAAAGGCTTCGGCTGGCCCATCTCATCTTCACCAGCCATCAGGCAGCCGCAGCGGTAGATGGTGCGATCGCCTTCCTCGTCTTGGATTTCCTCGGCCCACTTCTTGCGGATTGGGCCGTTGTAAAGCACTAGCACATAGCACTCGCGCAGGTTCTCTGTGAGCCCGAGTGTGTGGTTCTTCATTGCGTAGGAAGCGAGGATCGGCGATGACGCCACATCCACCGGCTTCTGTTTCAGCACAGCCTTAATGGCGTCCTTGTTGAATCCAGGCTGCTGCGACAATCGGCGCAAGTCAGTCTCGGTGGCAAGGATGATCTCGAATGCCTTTTCCGCATCCTCGATGACTGGCGCAAGATCGGCGATGAAGTACCACGGGTTGACGTAGCCGATTTCCGGGCGATTCTCTTCGATGATCTCAGTGACCGAGATCATCTTCATGCCTTCGCCAGCGGCCGCAATCTCACCGCGGTGCGTGCGCTTGCGCTTGACGCCCATATCTGGACCCTTGAGCACGCCCCAACCGATGCGGCTGGAATCCTCAAGCATCCGGCGAACCTTGGGCTCGAAACGGGTTTCTCCGTACTGCGACCGAATCAGCTTATCCATGCGCTCGGCGCGCGTCTTGCAGACTTCGCTGATCTGTTCCTCAGTCAAGGGCGGGTCTTGCAGCAAATCCTGCTCAGGGATTCGCGGCACATCGTCCGGCTGAACCTCGCCGTGATTGTCGTTGTTCGGTAGCAGCATATCGGCACGACGAGCCGCCGTGATAATCGTGCGGCTGAACGTGATCGCCAGCGTCGGCGCTTCGCGATTCTGGCCCGCGCCATCTGCGGAGCGGTCCTTGGTGTCGGTCGCCACTTCCTGCGAATCGTTGTAACGCCTCTCATCGTCCGCCATGCGTCGGTGGATTGGCTGCCACTTCTTCGCGAGGTCGTCGAAGTCGGATTGCAGATCGTTCGCGATAAACCGCGCCCGACTGTCCTCGATCATCTGCTGCTCGCGCGCAGCCGCGATGGCGACTGGATCAAGCATCGTCATCGCGGCGGGCTGGTCCATTAGCTGAACGGGGTCGCTTCGGTGCCAGACGCGCTGCTGACGTAGAGGACCGAGTAGACACCCGCCGCAACATCGCGCAACTGCACCTGAGCGCCCACCTTGCCGCCAGTCGTGCCGCCGGATGCGGTGAACATCGTCAGCGTGTCAGTGCTCGACGTGGTTGGATAGGCGGTCACGCCATCGGATGCGTTGTCCGTCTCAAAGATCGCGGCGCCCTGCATGATGTCGCTGCCCACTGTATCGATGGTCACGTTGCCAGTCAGATCGACGCTCAGGTAGAAGTCGAACTTCGCCCCGGTTCCGGTCGCGGGCGGCAGCAGAACGGCGCTTCCGGCTGCGCGGTCGAGCGTGAGGATGCGATTGGCGTGCTCCGGCAGAACGGTGAAGGTTGCCGCCGCGATGCTGACCGGGGTCGTTGCCATGTCAGTGAACAGCGCATTGAGCGCCGTGCGAGCGCGCCCACCAAAGGCGCCGGAAAGGTACTGGTTGATGCGTGCGACGCTAAGTGCTGCCATTTCCATTTCTCCAACAGAGCGCCGTGGCGCGGGTTACAGCCCGAAATCATCGGACGGGATGTGTTGCGGGCGTTCGACTACCTGTGTTCTTGCTCGCTCAAGGCCGGACATGACCAAGTAGCGGGTGGAGTCCATTAGGTGATCGTGTTTTTTGTGAATTGTGCCATTCGGGGCGAACTGGTACAGGCGATATTCGCCAAGCCATCGCTGGCAGGTCGAAAACACCTTGAGTCGCCCTTGACTCAGGCGCTCAGTGACCGAATCAATGCCAGCCATGACAGACTTGTCAGCCGCCGTAATGTCGAGCCCAAGGGATTGATACGCTTGCAGCGTGGTCTTGCCGTCGTCGGCCTTGCCGGCGTAATCGCCTACGCCTGGAATCCACTTGCCGCGACCCTGGATCGCTGCGGCATGCACTGCGCGCGGCATTTCCGCTTGGAAATACTCGGCATAGATGTAGACGATATCGTTCTCGCGATCCCATGCGCCCCAAACGCATGCGGTGCCAGCGCCGTTTTCTTCGCTGCCGAAACCGAAGTCCGCGGCCCAAACTCGCGACCAGTAGCGGGGAACCATGAACGGCTCGACCACGAATACTGATTCGTCAACCCGGTAAATGCGCCCGCTCCCCGTGTACGGAATGCCAGTGCGCCGCGTCTCTCTTGCGGCGCCAGTGGTGTTGCCTAGCTTCTGTGCGATCTCGTCGGCGGTCAGGTGCGGAACATCGTTCATCGGGCAAACGACGCGGGCGCGGCTCAGTGCGCGCATCTTCTCCAGCGTAATGCCGTCCGCCAGTTCAGGCAGAAACATCAGCGCAACGTCTGTTGCGCCCTTCAACCCGGTAAACGTGAGGATCAACCGACCATCCACGGACTTGCCGCGGAATCGGTGCAGGCATTCCTCGTAGATATCAGTCGGGCACTGCTCGTCGAGCCAGATGAAATCAATCTCTGTACCCTGAAACGAGTCGCGGCCCTGCTCGTAGCTCTTTAGCTCAAGGCTCGACCACTTGCCGGACTTGTGCTTGATCTGAATCGAGTCAGCCAGTCCAGCTAACTGATTGCTCGGCGCGATCTTGCCGAGCTTGGCGCCGGGGATGATCCCGGTTCCGTTGTCGCTGCCGCGGTGATCCTTTGAGCCCAGCAACTTCTGCTGGATGATGTTGCGAACCGTCTTCGTCGTATCGCCAGCGCACCAGGCTTGAATCGGGCGATTGAACCGCCAGCCAGTCCACCAGTCGGGATACTCGCCGGTCAGGTGGCAGACAAGCTCAAACCCGCCGCCCTCGGTCTTGCCCGTTCCGTTTCCACCAATGAACGCCCTGTATTGCGCCCACTTGCCATCGGAGAAGAACTGGCAATGGTGGTGATACAACTCACGCCGAAGCGGCCCGGTTTCGGGAAACATGCCGGCGAACTTGTTGCGCGCCTCCCATGCGAGCAACACGCGGAACGCCTTCGCAAACGCCTGCTGCTTATCCAACGGCAGCCGCGACAGAATTGCGGCCTGCTCACTCGCCGGCAGGCTGCGCAGTGTTGCGATGTCCACCTTTAGGCGGCGATCTCAAGCAGGGTTAGCGTGTACAGATAGTCAAGCCAGTCTTGCATATCGCTGCAACCGCGGATGGTTTGGGCGATTGCGCATTGGATTAGGGTTGGCATATTCAATCAGACCGATACACGCGCGGGATTTTTAACACTTTGCCGCATACGCATGCACGCGACGCGCT